TAGAAGTTACTACTGAAAATGGTGCAACTGGATACTTGTGGTACATTAAGTCTGAGCACGAAACTCGTTTGCGTTTCGAAGACTACATGGAAATGGCCATGGTAGAAGGTGTTCCTGCTGAAACCGCTTCTGGCGCTATCGCAGTAACTGGTGATGTTGGTAACAAAGGAACTAAAGGTTTGTTCTACACAGTTGAACAGCGTGGAAACGTTTGGGCTGGTGGAAACCCAAGTACTTTGGCTGACTTCGATGCTATCATCCAACGTTTGGACAAGCAAGGTGCTATCCAAGAGAACGTATTGTTCTTGAACCGTAACTTCAGCTTTGATATCGACGATATGTTGGCTGCTCAAAACAGCTACGGTGCTGGTGGAACTAGCTACGGTTTGTTCAACAACGACGAGAAAATGGCCTTGACTTTGGGCTTCTCTGGATTTAAGCGTGGATATGAGTTCTACAAGACTGATTGGAAATACTTAAACGATGCTACTCTTCGTGGTGGTATCACTGGTGGTGAAATCAACGGTGTATTAGTACCTGCTGGTTCAACTACTGTTTACGATCAAGTTATGGGTAAGAACGCTAAGCGTCCATTCTTGCACGTTCGCTACCGTGCTAGCGAAACCGAGAATCGCAGATACAAGACTTGGATCACAGGTTCTGCTGGTGGCGCCGCTACTAGTGACTTGGATGCAATGAAAGTTAGTTTCTTGTCTGAGCGTGCATTGTGCACCTTGGGAGCTAATAACTTTTTCTTGTTCAAGACTGCATAATCAATTGATTAACAACAAGATAGGCGGGCACTTAGTGCTCGCCTTTTTTGTTTATATTTGTACCAACAATTAAATCTACTTATGATAAAATCTACAAATGAGCTTAAGGACAGGATATTTGTCCTTACCTCCGACACCTCCCCGTTAACTTATGTGTTGCCATCTCGTAACACTAAAAGATTCGCACTTCTCCACTTTGATGGAAAGACTAACCGTGCACTACGCTACGCAAGAAACCAAAAGTCAGTATTTGAAGACGAACAGGACGACAACGCAATTGTCGAGCCAGTCATCTTTGAGGATGGTGCCTTGGTAGTTCCAGCGAACAACCCTCTCCTGTCACAGTTCTTGGACATCCATCCATTGAAGGGACAGATCTTTATGGAGTTAAATCCAGAGAAAGAAGCCATGATGGACATAGAGGACTTAAACGTAGAGCTTGACGCTCAGATCGCCGCTAGATCTATGGACCTAGATACCATGTTAGCTATCGCTAGATTGGTTTGGGGGCCAGTAGTTGACACAATGACTACTCCAGAGTTGAAGAGAGACATCTTGTTATACGCAAGAGAGTATCCAATTCAGTTGCTTGAGATGTTGAATGACCCATCATTGACCGAGACAGCTTTAGCCTCTAAGGCACTTTCTGAGGGGTTGTTTGGTATGCGTAACAATAACCGTGAGATCTGGTTCAATATGACCGGAAACAAGCGTAAGTTGATGAACGTGCAGCAGGGTGAAGACGCTGTGTATGTTTTGACAGCATACTTAGAGTCTGAAGAAGGGAAAGAAGTTTTGGAGATGGTAAAGAATAAGCTATCATAATTATTTGTATATTTGTTGTATGGAAAAATTTTTAAGCATCCCAGTTACTAGCGAACAACGTCAGCTAGTTCAGGCTACAGGAATCATTTTGATTGAGCAAGCCTCTACAACTACAGTTACTATCGTTTACGGTGGTGGCAAAGTGGTTACACTTACACATGCTACTGCTGGTGCAGGAGACGAAACACAGCGCGATGCAATTCAAAATGCAGTTGTTGACGCTTTGCAGACTCCTTGGACTTATGTTGCATACACCGTATCGAACCTTCCCTACGCAGTTAGTGGAATTTCTGTAGCGTAAACATTAAGACTATTTAAAACTAAGGCCATCTCGGAAGGGGTGGCCTTTTTTTGTTATCTTTGTGAGAACATGATTAACACGGTTAGAAATACTGTTATGGCTATCATAAACAAGGACAACAACGGTTATATTACACCGGATGAGTTCAACTTGTTTGCCAAGCAGGCTCAGCTAGAGATATTTGAACAACAATTTTACGATTACACTAACTGGGTTAATAAAAGAAACGCCAGAATGGCCAACGATGGCTACTCAGATATTCAAAAACAAATTGCAGAGAAAATTGATAGATTTAGCGAGCAAGCGACTCTTACGTATAATTCTGGTGCCGGCGCTTTCCCTGCACCTTCTAATTCTTATTTCGTTAACGTTCTACTTTACGCTAACAAAGAGATTGAGTACGTGGCTCACACAAAAATTATGAACCTTATCTCGTCAAACTTGACGGCTCCCACTACATCGTACCCTGCGTACTATGAGAAGGAGAATTTCTATTATGTATATCCGAGCACAATCCAAACGAATGTCAGCGCTCTGCACGTTCGCTATCCTGTTGATCCTAAGTGGACATACACTGTCGTGTCAGGGTCGCCTATATTCAACCAGTCAGCTGTTGACTATCAAGACTTTGAGCTTTCGGAAAGCTCACAAAACGACTTAGTTTTTAAGATCCTTTCATACGCTGGTGTTAATATCCGTGAGGCCGATGTAGTTCAGTTCGCAATGGCCGGAGAAAACGCAGAGTCAACCAAGCAATCATAATGGCATATATAAGCAACCAACAATACTACTCAGACCCCAATAACAACGGGGAGTACCAGTATGTCAGCCTTGCTGACGTAGTGAATAACTTCATGCTTATGTATGTTGGTGACGACAAGTTGATCGGGACCGTGAACAGGTACAATGTACTGTTCTACGCAAAGCGTGCGATCCAGGAGCTTAACTACGATGCGGCTAGAAACGTTCGCGTTCTTGAGTTTAGGATTGGTCCAGACCTCAAGTTGATACTTCCACCTGACTACATCAACTACGTTCGTATCTCATTGGAGAACGAGGGCATCTTATTCCCATTGTTTGAGAGCAAGACTGTAAACTATGCACAGACATACCTAAGAGACTCTAGCGACAATATCCTCTACGACATGAACGGAGAGGTTATTACGGGAACGTCCGAGCTTGACATGAAGAGAATCCAAGGGTATCCAAGGGAATTGTTCACTGGCGACGCTTGGGCAAACGGAAGATATGGATGGCTTGTAGATGGTTATTGGTACTTTAACTATGACTTTGGTGGGTACTTCGGCCTGAACGGAGAGACTGCTAACGGCAATCCGAACTTCAGAATCGATCAAGGTTCTGGCGTGATCAACTTCAGCTCTCAGATGTCGGACCAGTTATTGGTGATGGAGTACATCTCCGATGGTCTTGAGAACGGTGACGACTCATTGGTCAAGGTAAACAAGTTTGCCGAGGACTTCATGTATAGCTATATCAAGTGGTGTATTTTAAACAATCGTGTTGGAGTACAGGAGTACATCGTTCGTAGAGCGAGAGAAGAGAAGTCAGCCCTTCTTCGCAACGCAAAGATTAGGATGAGTAACTTGCACTCTGGTAGATTGTTGATGGTATTACGGAATCAATCTAACTGGATTAAATAATGCAAATAACAAGGTCGCTGGTATCCGGCATAATGAATAAGGACCTAGACGAGCGTCTAGTTCCAAACGGGCAGTATCGTGATGCCCTTAACGTAACCGTAGGAACCTCTGAGGACGCCGGTGTTGGCGCTGTAGCTAACGAGCTAGGCAATACACAGGTAAGCGGACTAGCTGCCGCTGCAACTACCTTTTCTGGAAGTGCATTCTCTCTAGTAGGGGCCAAGACAATTGGCTCTATAGCTGTCCCTGCCGAGTTCTTGATTTTCTGGTTTGTAAAGGCTGCCACGGGAAACATCATCGCATCTTACAATTCACAGACAGGTCTTACATCCATTATTGCAATGGACACTAGGGGCGGATCTAGCAATGTCTTGAACTTCAATTCTGAATATTTAATCACTGGAGTAAACTATATCAGTGGTCTATTATTCTGGACAGATAACTTAAACCCACCTAGGAGAGTTGACACAAAAGCTTTCTATCCTTTCAATAACTTTACACAAGACGATATCAATGTCATCGTAAAGCCACCATTAACAGCTCCTACACTAGCTCTTAGAAATGACTCAAGTGTGTTGTCTAATAACATCAAGGACAAGTTCTTGTACTTTGCTTACAGGTATAAGTACATGAATAACGAGTACTCGTCTTTCTCTCCATTCTCGGAGGTTGGATTTCAACCAAGCATATTCACATTTGACTATGGGACTGGTGTTAATAAGTCAATGCAGAACAAGTGGAACATTGTAGACATTTCATTCTCTACTGCTGGATCAAACATTAAAGAGATTCAACTGTTATTCAAGGACTCTGCGAGTACAAATGTAAACGTCATTGAGAACTTAGTATTGTCGGATTTGGTGTTGGGCAATATTCAAGGTGTTACGTATAACCAAGGAGCCCAAACTGCCAAGTTCTCAGGCTTTGCCAATAACAAGGTTTATGGTGTATTACCATCGAACCAATTAACAAGACTATTTGACAACGTTCCATTAAAGGCAAAGGCCCAAGAGCTAATCAGCAGCCGAATTATCTACGGAAACTACACTCAGTTTTACAACATTGTATCCATAGCCGGAAAGGGCATTGTTCCAAATTACTCCGTAAGTATTGTTAGCGAGAGCAAGCTCAGTACTGGGTATGTTATAAATAGCCCGGTAAAGACACTTCACTCTGACAGGGGATACGAGGTTGGCATTTGCTACATGGACGACTATGGTAGAATGAGCACCGTATTGACATCTACTACAAACACGGCAAGTGTTTCATCGGCAAACTCAGATACAAGCAATTATTTAAAGGTTAACATAATAAGTGAGGCTCCCGCATTTGCTACCAAGTATAGAATATTTGTAAAGCAAGCAAAGGGCCAGTACTACACTATATTTCCAAACATTTTTTATACTGACGGAATATATACATACTTTATGATTAATGAGTCTGACGTGGACAAGGTTCACGCCAATGACTACATTGTATTTAAGTTAAACCCAAATGGAATTACGTACAGTAATACAGAATTTAAAGTACTCGATGTAGGTGTAAAAGAAAAGGACTTTTTAAATAATAAAAAAGGACAGATATCTGGTGTATACATGAAGGTAAAGACCGACGGTAATACCGCATTCTCCCCCGCCAATCTAATTGTAAACAAAACAACAAGTAAAGGCGTGACGTCGGCAGTCCTTACCGATTTTGGCGTGGTTGGTAGGATATGCGGCAATGCGGATAGGGGGATATTTTCAATATTATCCGCCCATTCATTTACCGAGGACCCTATTTTTTATGGATCAGGCTTAAATGACTTAGCCACTGTAAACAAGTCAGACAAGGTTCTGGTAGATAGGCGTATAAGTGTAGAAATTGACGGAAGGACTATCGCTGGAATAGAAACTTTTAAAGTCTCGGTTCTTTCTACAGATGTTGCCGGAGTATCTCTTATTCAAAATGTTGCGATTACGGGGTCTAATCAGGTGATATCTGATGGTACAAAAGTTTTATGTACAATTAGATTTTCCAAAACAACAGGCCATACCATTGGTGACTCTTGGAGAATAAACCAAAGATCAATGTGGTCTGAAAATAGCTCAAAGACTGTATTTAATGGCCCCTTGAGGTTCTCCCATGCCGCTGACCCGTTTGGTGGTATTACTATATTTCCAAAAGATGCAACTGCTATTAATGGAGGAGCTGTAATTACTATTAAAATAAATGAAACAAGAGTTGCCGGTGGAGAGGGCCAACCAGAACAGACATTTATATCTTCAAGAGATTACATCAACATTGAGGAGTGGTTTTTTGAAGAAGGCATTTATGAGAAATTTGTCATGATTGCTAGAAATCAGAACCAAGGAGCTCAAACTGTATTTTTTAGAAGGTGTGGTAGTTATGTTAATGTTCAGTCTGGAGGCCAGTCCTTGACTCGAGTTACTCAGACAGACAATGGAGATGTCAGAATGTTTATCCGCGGACACGCCGATGCGGAGAGTGATGACTTCAGGAATCTTGGTTCAACGAATTGTGCTAGGGCAATCCTAACAGTTGACTGCACAATTACACAGGCAAAGAACAAGACCATAATTGAGACACAACCAAAGAATACCGACATCGACATATACCACGAGACAGAGACGTTTGCGGTTACTAATGGGCTACACTCTGGAACAAATGGTCAAAACCAATCTAGAGACACAGCGGGAACCATTCGAAAACCTGCAATAGTAGACTTGGTGAATGTATACAATGCATACTGTTTTAGAAATGGTGTTGAGAGCGATCGTATTCGCGATGACTTCAATGGATCTAACATGAAGTACAGTCCACGTGTTTCTTCTACGATTGAAAATTATGAGCAGGAACGTGTTCCACACGGACTGACTTACAGTGGCGTGTTCAGACAGGACACGGGAACAAATAGATTAAACGAGTTTAACCTGTCTACTGCCAACTTCAAGTACGTTGACCGTTTCTTTGGAAGTATTCAAAAGCTGTACGCTCGTGACACTAACTTGATCGTATTCCAAGAGGACAAGATATCTACGGTTCTTTACGGAAAGAACTTGCTAAGTGACTCTACCGGTGGTGGAGCTATCGCTAGCATACCAGAGGTCCTAGGAACGCAGATCTCCTTTGTTGGCGAGTATGGTATCAGTCTAAACCCAGAGAGCTTTGCTACATGGGGTAACGACATGTTCTTTACCGATGCAAGGCGTGGCGTTGTATTGACCATATCTGGAAATGACCTAGGAGAGATTTCTATCCAAGGGATGAAGGACTGGTTTAGAGACTTGTTCATTACAGGAACTAATAAACAAAAGATCGGAGTTCTAGATCCGTACAGTCAAATGTACGTGCTGACCTCAAACGATATTACGTCTAGCCCTTGTCAACTATCCATATCTCCGCTATCTATAACAACAGACAATACGGCAAAAACTGTAAACATATTTGATATACAGTCAAACTCAGGATGGGTTATCACTGGGATGCCGGTATGGATGACAGTATCTCCATCGAGTGGAACTGGTGATCAAGACGTTATGGCAGACATTGCCTTAAACAATACACTGGTTACAAGAAGTGCAGTTCTTACAATTACAGCTTCGTGTGGAAACGTAGTTACATTTACCATAGTTCAAACAGGAAAGCAACTCGTAAGAAGAGGGGGCGTAGTTATTGGCGGAAGCGGAGACAGCGGTACTGTCAGCACGCAAAAGTACAACTACAGTAGCTCTGGAACACTTGGATACGAGTTTAC